AGCCGGAAGCATTAGAAAAGCTCGAGGCTCTACGAGTAGAACTTGGCGTACCCTTTTCTCCTAACTCAGCATCTCGCTGCCCGTTGCATAACGCACGGGTTGGCGGTGCTCCTTTATCGCAACACCGTGCAACCAATGATTATTGCAGCACGGCGTTCGATATACCTGCAGTTGTTCCACATGAAACCATTGTCGAAGCTGCAGAAAAGGTAGGGTTCAATGGCATTGGTCTCTACAAATCATTCGTCCATGTGGACAATCGCAAAGGCAGAAAGGCAAGGTGGGGTAAGAAATGATTGAAACTTTACTCACAGTTTTTTCAGGTGGTGCAGCCGGGGTTGTTGGCTCAGTGCTTGGTAAAGCTGCAGGCTACTTCGAGAAGAAGCAAGAGATGGAAGCTCGTAGAGAAGAATACTCTCATGAGCTAAAGCTTCTCGAGCTACAGATGAAGGATGCGAGTGAGCAGCGTGAGAATGAGGCTGCGTTTGAAGCGCGTAAAGCATCGTATTCTCATGACGCTAGCGCAGGTGAAACTTACAAGTGGATCGCTGCCATTCTACGACTGGTTCGCCCAGTCTTAACGCTGCTTCTCATTACACTGACAGCTATCGTGTATATGAATGCTACTGAGGAAGTCCGTGCTGACGTTGCAGCACAGGTAATCTTCCTCACTGGTATGACTATCTCTTGGTGGTTCGGTGATCGTTATAAGCCGGGAACGTTGAAGCGCTAAGGCATAATTGAAAGCAATTGCTTTTGTACTTCGGCACGCTCGCCAATTAGGAATCGTAATTTATCGACTGCTTTTTGGCGAGTGTCCCAATCCTCATCACTGCCGTGATCAATGCGCCACTCTATATCTCTAATGCGTTCACGAACGCTTTCTATTTGGCACTCAACATCAATAAGAACATTCTCAAGGGATCTTTGACTAGATATTTTTTTCTGCATGTTTCTTTTTCTCAGCCTTAGCCATCTCGATTAGTGTGTAGTAATCCCGCTCAATCTGCTTTGCCTTCTGAATCGTAGCGTCATTCCAACGCATACAAGAAACCTCATCTGCAAGCTTGGCGAGATCCTTAAACTTTTGTATCAACTGGTGCGATGCACCCATCAGCTCTGGCGGCATCTTTCCAAGTGCGCCCCAAGCTTTACGCTCTGACTTGTCGATCATTCCTTTTCCAAAGGTACGTATGGTTTCCAATCAGCGCAGTCAGTAGTGCATCCATTAGAGCATCCCCAACCGCCTTCTAACTTTGGATAAGCATTGCCACAGGTACGGATCTCTTTGCTCTCTGGCACTTCGCCATCCCAACAAGCCGTTCTCTTAAAGCAGCCTCTACAACGCCAGTCTGTTTCATCGTCTGACTGCTTCTTGGCTTTGCCTGCAATAACAGTTTCAACTCGTGCAACCAAGCTGTAGTAAAAGAACTCATCGAAGTCGATGATCTCTACGAAGTACTCGCTTGTGTTCTTGTTGTAGACCACGAACAAACACTTATGAATTCCTGACATTCCCATCATGAATTGCACCTGACCGTAGTAATGTCGGTGCGAATATTGAACGCCTTTCTTGTTGAATTCTTTTGCCTTGTTGTCATTCATGGATTTGATTTCGAGAAGCCAGTTCTCATCATCCATCTCAACCATGCCGTCAGCGTGACCTACAGCGTGCTCGCCACAGGTAAACCATTCCCACTGCTTGCCAGTAAGAGGGTCAACCTCCATGACATGAAGACCTGCTTTCTTTAGGTCTTTAACAACATCGGTCTCTATACGATGACCGTCTCTGAATATACGCTTTAACCTCGGGTCAGCATCCACATTGGGGTAGCCTCGTAGATTATAAGCAAGGTAAGCATCGCAGGTATTGCCCACAGCAGAGGCTCCAATATAGCAACGAACCTTTTCACGTTTCTCTTCATTTGCGTAAGCGTCATCGATAGCACCTTTAACGTCCATTATTCTTCCTTTATGAAAACACCATCGACCATCTTACCTTTGCGCCATTGGATGTCGCCCCAAGCGTGGTCTAAGCATTCCTTTATTGATACTTTGTTTCGCTCAGCTATGTTGATGAGCACGACAATCATGTCGCCAATATCGTCTTTGATGTCCTTACCTCTGGCGATATTTCCTGCCAACTCACCCGCCTCTTCTATCAGCTTTGTGAATTGAGCTTGGTCGTTAGACCCTTCAACCAAGTTTCTATCGTGATGCCACTTGGCTATCTTCTCGATGGTTAGGTCGATGTTTACGTTGTTGTAAACCTTGTTCATTTGTTTCTCCACCAGTGTTCGATCATGTCGGCAGCCCAGATTACGAGCACGAATACGAGCACTGTTGAAATGAATGTTTCTGCAACTGAAAATATTGGCATAGTAAAACCCCCTCCGTAGAGGGGGTCTCCAAGTTAGAACGGGATGTCGTCGTTCGGCGCTTCGCTGCTTGATGCAGCAGGTGCGGCAGATCCATACTTTGGATTGATGTCAGCCGCAGGGAAGAACCCTTTAACCTTTGAGCCTTCGCGCTGCTCACCATCTTTCATGTATGAATCAGTGCCAATGCTTACGCCTACAACCAAGCCGTTTACCGTCTTGATGTCACCGGGTTCATCTGGGTTATTGTGACCGCCATGAACCAACATTGCTTTGAATTGCTCACGACCAATGCGCTGATTGATCTCGCTGTTTGGATTGTGCAAAGGAATCCAGTGAAGGATTGAGTCGTTAGACGCTTTGTCTACGAGGCGGCACTTCAACTGGGTGCCACCATTACGAGTTGGGGTAAGCTCAGCTTCCTTTACTTCTACTGCGTAGCGACCCGGACGAAGGGTGCGAGGTGCTGATGTAACTGTCACATTTGACAGGTTAAGGTCGTTAAATGAAAAGCCCATAATTTAATTGCTCCTATTACTTTTTATCTGCTTCATCAAGACGTGCGAGTAGCTCTACTAAGTTGCCCGTCTTTTCGATTGGTTGAATTACATGGTGCTCATCTCGCACCTTTCCATGCCATCCACGAACCTCATCACTAATGAGATAGCGTAGAACTTTTTGACGACCGTCCTGTTCTACTGATGCGCGAACACCGCAGAACACACAGTCAAAGATACCGGGCAATTGTTGCATCGTAGATTTACCTGCAACCATGGGCCAGTATTCGTTGTTGCCGTTCTCATCTACATTCTCTTTGGCAAGAGCTGTAACGATCACGTGCATTTGCATGTCTCGAATAGCTTTACATGCGCCAATCATTTGAGCGCCATGGTTAGCCCATACTTCAAAACCATTTGGCTGTTTCTTGCCTTGCTTCTGAGCATCTAGCATCGCTTGTTCTTCTGCGTGCTTGTAAGAAAGGTCTGACAACTCGGTCAGTGAATCGATACCGATCCATTTGTAACCCTTCTCCGTAAACTCAGATGTGCGTAGCCACTTGAAGATATCTTTAAATGAGTACAAACTTTTTTCAGGGTTGGTCTCGCCACCCCAAGAAGTGAACGGAAGATAATCTACCCCTGCGCTCCTAATAGAGCTAAGACCAGACTCACCAGAAATGATAAAACCGCTTCCATAGTGCTCCTGCATGTACTTCATCTGTGTTGTCTTGCCCCAACCATGGTGCCCGTACAGCAACACCTTTCTGTATGAGGTCGTAGAATCGTTTGTGTTCATAGGTTTGAACATTAGTCTTTCCTTTTAACCGTGATGTTAATAGTGCCCTGCTTGCGAGTAAGTGCAGACAGGAGTAATTCGCGTTCCTCATCCGAAGCAGCGTTGAACTTCTTCTTATCGATGGAGTACGCAACCTTGACGAAGCTAGGCAGCGAAACCATGTCGCCTAACACTTCATTCAAAATTTCTTGATCCCACTGGAAGCGGTCATTGCGCTTAACAATTATGTCTAGCTCGCCTGCTTCAATGGTGTGCTCGCCAAAATCTTCTGGCACTTCACCAACAATACGCATCTCAAGATCATCTATAGTCGCTTTAAGCGAGCCGTACTGTTGCTTTGCTTGTTCGTATTCTTCGGCAATTCGTTGTAGCCGTGGCTTTTTCTCAAGCCCTTCAAACTCATCCCAATCGCTCATCATCTCCTCCTAACTAGGTGATGCAGAGTAACACTGGATATACAAATTGACACCCCCATTAGACGTGAATTTGTGTACCATTAGTGATACACACATAGACCTTTTGTAGCACAAAGGGTACTTTTGCTTTGCATTTTTAGGAGACCAACATGGCTAAATTCGACGCAAAGAAATTGATCGACGATTGCGGTGGCCCAAGGGCAGTGGCTGAGCAGCTTGGTAAAGCCAGAACAGCTCCTTACCGCATGATCAGAACTCGTTTCATGAAC